CTATAAGTGCCCACCCAAGCTCACGGTCGACATGGTAACCGAAGCGGTTCGGTTCTATGCCTCGACTCTCATGAATCGTCAGCTCGTCAAGAACTTGACCGTCAAGGTCTCTTTCAAAGATAAAGATGTGGATGGATTCTGTAACACTGACGACGATCTTGCCAAACCCCGTGAGTTTGCTTTGCAGATCAATCCCAAGCGATCGGTCAAGGCTATACTAACGGCTCTGGCTCACGAGATGGTTCATGTTAAGCAGTATGCCACTGGTGAGTCGAAACAGTACGAGCGCACGCCATACGTGACTAAGTTCCGTGGCGTGATGGTAAATACCGAGACCATGGACTACTGGGATCTACCGTGGGAAATCGACGCATACGGGCGGGAGCTTGGTCTTTACGTCCGTTTCATGGAGCACTGGAAGAATGTCAAAACGAAAGCAGATAAAACGTAACCCTATTGCTAGGGATCTTATGGATCCCAAGTACCGTAAGAGAGTTGTTAAGAGCAAGAAGCTCTATACAAGAAAGAAGGTCAAGGAAAAAACAACCCTTGACTTTTTTTCTGAGTGTGGTATAATGGCTACTGTTGCATAGGAGACTAAAATGCCTCGTGGTCGACCGAAGGGTTCCAAGAACAAGCCCAAGACTCCGGCTGTTGTCACTGTTGTGGCTCCAGTTGTTGTGGAGAAGCCTAAGCCTGTAAAGCCCGAAAAGCTCTTTGAGTTTGATCCCAAGAAGAATCCTGGTGTTGTCGTGTTCAATACGTTTGATCCCGTCAGCTCTGTTCGATTGGGTAAGATGCTGATTAGGAAGTACGGATACAAGAATCCCTCTGAACCAATGCTAGACAAGAAGGGAATGTATTCATTCACTATTGAGGAGCCGTGATATGCGGCACGATCACTACATGAATGTACTTGCTAAGTTGGCGCCCAACCTAGAGAAGGTTGCTGGCGCCAAGATTGCTTCTTGTCTTGTCTATAAGAATAGTATTATATCATTTGGTTTTAATCAAAAGAAAAGCCATCCGTTTCAAGCCAAGTTTGGCAAGAATGATGACTGTATTTTTCTTCATGCAGAAGTTGATGCTATTAAGAATGCTCTCAAGTGCAACTCTTTGGATGAGTTGAAGAAGAGCACTCTGTATATCTATAGGGCTAAGAAGATTAATGGTAAGCTTGGTTCTGGTCTAGCAAAGCCTTGTGACGGTTGTATGAGAGCTATTGCTAACTTTAATATTCGGAATGTAGTCTATTCAACCGAGGGTGGTTATCAGTCTCTATAGTCTTCTTCTTTTTCAGTACCATCATCAATAATCACGTACTTGGTTTTGGAATCAAGCTCTGGATATACATCTAGTACCTTTCTTGCTTCAATAAGTCGACCGATAATATTATTAATGGTTGTATGGATCACCCCATCATTAACTCCATCCTGCAGTTCGTACAGGATGGAGTTTAAGTTAGTATCAACTGACTTGTCAATCTGGTACTGATTCTCTTTATTATCAGTTCTTGTTTCAAGAGGTGGAAACAAAATCTTTTTAATAGCATCAAGTTGTCGATGTGCTTCTGTTTCAGTCACTTGTTTTTTCCACCAAAACATAATATAATCCTTATCTTATTTTTTACGGCCGATTGTGTACTTACTCTGTAGGTCCCAATCGGCTTTTTCTTTAAATGTAAGCACCTTGATCTGATTAAGTGGTGCTTTGGATTCAATCAGATTCTTATTTACTATTTTAAATAGATTCCACTCTTCTAGCAACAGAGCTATAGAGTTTCGTCTTTGTCTATCATCTTCAGAAAAGTTGGAAGGTTTACCATCAAGTGCAAATAACTCTTTGAAATGCACTAGATAATATCTCCCTTGCTTATGAAGAATATGGCATGATTGATAGAGGATCTTATCTTTCTTTGAAGCAACCCCTATGCGTGTAAGAGTCTCTTTAATCTTCAAAAAATCATTGTCATCCGCTATAGTAATCTCTAATAAAGTTCTTAAAATATCCATAGTATTGCCTCACAATAAATCCTTCCCTATTTATTTTTTTGTCATCTTTGCGTTATTATTACTATCCGGATAGACATAGCGGTTGAGGAAGTCTGTTTTTTGTTCATCAGTCAGGATATTCCAAAACTGTCGAGTCCTTTGGATATTATACCCAGTGATTCTAGAAATATCCTGCATTATCTTTAGTTCCTTCTTATCATCCTTAGACTTTGAAAGCCATGGCTTATAGCGCTTTGCTTTGGATGGAACAGCATAGAACATATAGTCGTGTTGTAGTTTCTTGTCTAAGAAATGAAACCGATTCATTGCTTCTGCATGAATGAAGGTATCCATGTGAGCAGAGAATGACTTGTTTACAATCCATGGTTCATAGTCACGGGAAGTCTGATCATCATAGAGATACTCCTTGGTTTTAGAGATATCTGTAATGAATGACCAGACATTGAACTTGGATTTTTCCTCTTGTTCCTCTTCTCGAGTCTGCATTACTCCAAAGAGTGTTGAGGTCTCGCTCATGAGAACTCACACTCCATGGAGATTTCAATAAAGAATGCCATGAGATTGATTTCAGCATCGGCCACAAATGCGGCTTTATACTGATACTCTGCAATCTTTAGAATAAGAACAGGAATAGACCTCTTGGTGAAAAGATCGGCAGCATTATCGTAAATAGCACGAAATACAGCTACTGAATCGGTATCAGAGTTTTCATGGATCCATTTACGGATACCATCCATGTTCTTGGTCTTGCAATGACCGATCACTTCCTTGACAGTGACAGATGTAAAGTTGGATAGAATCCCAGAGTCAATCTTACCAGCAACTGAATAGCGCTGTAGTTCATTAAGAACTCGACGCCAGTCCGGGAAGAACTTCTGAATGACTGCTGCAACGGCTTGCTTGTCATACTCTACATTTTCGGTAGCAAGAATGGTCTCCACACGCTTCATGAACTGCGAAGCAAGTTTTGGCATTTCCTTTTTGGGAATAATGAAGTCTACGATAGGAGCACGAGAATGAAGTGGTTTGATAATCCTATCCTTGTAGTTACAAGTAAGGATAAAGCCACAATTCTTGGAAAACTCTTCCATAAAGTTACGAAGAGCAGGTTGAGTAGAGTTGGGGTTTAGATAATCCGCCTCATCTAAGATTACATATTTGCGACCACCAGAAAGTGAGACTGAAGAGGCAAAATGTAGAATATCATTACGTAGTGTATCAATATTACCATTCATTGAACCATTAATGACAATATAATCACAACCTAGTTCCTCAAGCATGGCTCGAGCAATAGTGGTTTTACCAACACCAGCACCACCTGCTAGTGTCATATTGGCAATATTACCAGAATCAACGAACCCTTGAAAGGTCTTTTTTAGATCACAAGGTAGAATAGTATCGGCTACTTTCCGTGGGCGGTACTTTTCGACCCAGAGATACTGATCAAGCATTTACTTTCTCCATAATAAAAAACCACATGGATACATTATCACATATCCATGTGGCTGTCAATCAATTCAGTAAGATTAGAAGGTAGAGTTGGACTCTACTGCAATCCAATAAGTGACTTCAGTTCCTACAAACTGAGAGATACCCTTAGAAGAAATCATAACCTTGTAGTCGCCATCCATGATCTTAAGATTCTCTTGTCGGAAGATAGCACGGAAGACCTTATCACTTTCACCGATCTGAACAGAATAGGTGTCAGTTGATGGATTCTTCATATCAACGGCTTCTAGTGAGACTGTAGTTCCATCACCAATAATAGCAATCTCAGGTAGACCAAGAACACTTAGAGCCTTGGTGACATTCTGATAATCACGGTTGGTTAGAACACATTCAACGTCTACTGATGGTAGCTTGATTTCCTTTTCAGGAGGAGCCATAATAATGGTAGGATCAGCATAATGATAAATCACACCTCGGTTGCCATCAGAAATACGAACAGACTTATCACTAAATGTAAGTTCTGGATTCTCGAATAGAGATAGAGTTGAAATGAATCGGCTGAGATTGTAGATTGCCACCACATTCTCAAACTCTTCAGTGACTGTAGTACGAGCCATGATAGTCTTGTTTTGAGAGATGGTAGATACTACATTACCAGGTTTCAGAATAATCGAAGGGTTGATAGCAGAGAAGTTCTTTAGAACATGTAGAGTACGTGCACTTAGTTTCATAATATAGATAGTTCCTCTATTGTGGATAATGAATCATAATATGGATAAAGTAGTTTGTCAACTACTTTTTACCCTTTTTAAGCATTGCAGGATCAGCAGTTGCTGGAGCTCCAATAGATGCTAAATCGGCTAAAGATCCACCAAAGATATATGTTCCAACATGCTGAAGTTTCATCCAAGGACAATAC